AGTACTAGATTACAAGTTTTCCCCTCATTCAACAATGGGGATTATGGCTAAAGAATTAGAAATGACACAGACTATTCAGTTAATGTCTATGTTACCTCCTGATTCTGAGGCATTTATGGCATTATTGATGACTGTATTCGAATCTTCTTCTCTAAACAACCGAGAGCAGATGGTACAAATGCTACAGCAGTCTATGCAGCCAGACCCACAACAACAAGAAATGGCTCAAGTAATGCAACAACTACAATTACAAGACGCTCAGGCTGATGTTCAGCTCAAGGGCGCTCAAATTCAAGAAACTTTGGCAGATGCTTACAAGAAACAAGCCGATGCAGCAGCTAAAGTTCCAAACGAAACCGATGCTCAAGAGCGTATTCTGGACTTACAGAAGAAAGCATTAGATTTGCAAGAGAAATCTATGAAAGTAGATAGCATTGCTGCTGACACTGTACGTAATATCCCAGAAATGAAGCACCTTGAGTCAGAAACTGTACTTAACCTAGCAAAAGCGAGACAATTAAGTGAATCAAACCCCGACTAACGAAGATTTCTTCAAGCAGCGTTGGGTAATGTTAGAGACAGACGGGTGGAGGTCATTAGTTAATGATCTACAAGCCATGTATGACTCTCTAAACACTATTTATGCTGCTGAAGATGAAAAGTCCCTTAACTTTATTAAGGGGCAACTGTCTATCCTCAATATGCTGATCACATTAGAGGAACAGACAAAACTTGTAGAAGCTGAACAATCCGAATAGGACTCGGTTTCATTTTCATTAACTCCACAATCTTGATAAAAGACGGAGAACACCACTATGGTAAATAACATTGTCGTTGACCCTGTAGAAGAAAATACAGAAGAACTTGAAGCACTACAAACTGAAGCAACCTCCGAAGAAACGGAACAAGCTGCTGATGAGTATGAAGTACCCGATAAGTTCAAAGATAAGTCAGTAGAAGAAATCGTTAATTCGTACCAACAGCTTGAGAAAGAATTAGGCCGTAAAGGTAGCGAGTTAGGCGAACTGCGAAAACTGACTGAAGATTTTCTTAAATCTCAGGTAAATCAGCAAACTGCTGAGACTAAAGAAGAACCCCTTGACTTCTACGATGATCCAGATAAGTACATCGAAGAAAAAATTAAGAATCATCCTAAGCTCAAGCAAGCTGAGAAACTTAACGAAGAGCAACAGCACCAGCTAACTCTTCAAAAGTTAAATCAGTCACATCCAGATGCTCAAGAGATCGTAGGATCAACTGAGTTTCAGGAATGGATTCAACAGAGTAAAGTACGCCAACGCTTGTTTCAAGAAGCAAACGCCTATGATTTTGATGCAGCCGATGAACTTCTTTCTACATGGAAAGACCGGCAACTAATTTCAAAAACTAAGGAGGTGGAGTCGGAGAAACAGGCTTCCAAACAAAAGGCGCTTAAAGCAGGTCGTACTGAAAGTAGGTCGTCTGGTGAATCCGTTGGAAGTAAGAAAATTTATCGTAGCGCAGACCTCATTCGTTTAAATCAAACAGACCCAGAACGCTATGCGGCTATGCAACCAGAAATTATGGCTGCCTATGCAGAGGGTCGTGTCAAATAACTATAGGAGTTAATTAAAATGGCACTAGGTACTAATCATCAAACTACCACTACTGGGGCAGTATTTATCCCAGAATTGTGGTCTAACGAAGTAATCGCTTCTTACAAGAAAAACTTAGTTCTTGCTAACCTTGTTACTCGCATGAGTCACGTTGGTAAGAAAGGTGATTCTATTCATATTCCAAAGCCCGGTCGTGGCTCTGCGAATGTTAAGGCAGCTCAGTCTCAAGTAACTTTGAACACTGACACTGCTACTGAAGTGATTGTAAACATCAACAAACACTACGAATATTCTGTAATGATTGAAGACATCGTAGAGAAGCAAGCTCTAAGCTCCATGCGTCAGTTCTATACTTCTGATGCTGGTTACGCTTTGGCTACTCAAGTAGACGATGACCTATTCGGCCTTATTCAGGCATTGAATGGCGGCACTTTCCTAGAAGGTGACGGTACTACTTGGTCTTCTGGCGCTGGCGCTGACATCACTGATGCAGGTATTCGTGCTATGATGCTACAACTGGATAACAACGATGTTCCTATGAACGATCGTGCTTTGGTTCTTCCTCCAGTAGCTAAGTCTGACATGTTAGGCATTAACCGATTCACTGAGCAAGCCTTTATCGGTACTGGTGAAGCCATCAAGAATGGTCAGATCGGTCGTGTTTATGGTGTTGACGTTTACGTTACCAACAATGCACCTACTGTTGACAGTGGCGCAAACCGTGTTGGTGCTTTGGTTCATAAAGATGCTCTAGTATTGGCTGAACAGTTGGGCGTACGCTCTCAGACTCAGTACAAGCAAGAGTACTTAGGTGATCTATTCACCGCTGACACTATCTATGGTGTTGGTGAACTACGCGATAACGCTGGCGTACCTTTCAAGGTTGCTGCTTAATCGTAGTCTGCAAGACAAAGGGCTCGCAATGAGCCCTTTTATAACCTTTAGGAGAATATATGCCAATCTACTCATACAAGTGTAAAAATGAACACGTTACAGATCAAATGAGCTCTATTGCAGAGCGTAAAGAACCTAAGAAGTGTAAGGTCTGTGGAGAAGATTCGCATATGTTTATCGTAGCACCTCAAGTACAGCTTGATCCTACTGACCCTGCTTTTGCAGGCACATGGATTAGCTGGGAACGTAAGAGAGAGAAACAAATGAAACAAGAACGTCTATTAGAACGTAAGAGGTCTTAGTATGTTTGGTGTACCTTTAGAAGTAATCACTATGCTTGCAAGCCTCGTAGGAGGCGCTGTATTGAAGTTATGGTCTCAGTCACAGAAGGATAAGGCTGAACAACAAGCGCAGCTTCTAGAGCGTTTTACGGCCTCTGAGAACAGTGTAGAGGGTGCACGTAATTATGATACGCCTAACGCACAGTGGATTAGACGTTTTTTAGTTGTTTCTTTTATGGCTATGGCTGGTTTTATTTTAACTGCTCCTTTGTGGGGCTTCAATACTGTAGTACCTGTAGAAATAACTAGTGGATTTAAACTGTTATTTTTAGACTTTACAAATAAAGCTGTTGATTATGTGTCCTTAGAGGGAATGGTCACACCAGAATGGCTTCCACACGCAATCATGTCCGTTGTAGGTATGTACTTCGGTCAGTCTATCGTTTCACGGAGATAAAATAATGGGTATAGATCGTGGTCAGGGGACACCAGTTTCCAGCAACCCTTTAGAGCTCGACAATGACGATTATTCATCAACAGTAGTAGGCCCACAAGGGCCGAAAGGTGACGATGGTGACATTACTCCTGAATATATTCAGATGTATAATGACACTATTGCTGCTAAAAACACTGCTACGTCAAAAGCAAGTGAAGCCTCTGATTCGGCATCTTACGCAGCAACTAGCGAAACAAATTCAGCTACGTCAGAAACCAATGCTGCTACTAGTGCTACTAATGCTGCCTCAAGTGCTACTGCTGCATCGAATAGCGCGACTAATGCAGCTACCTCAGAGACTAATGCAGCTACTTCAGAGACTAATGCAGCTACTTCAGAGACTAATGCAGCTACATCGGCTACCAATTCAGCCACCTCAGCTACTAGTGCAGCGACTTCTGCTACGAATGCAGCCACATCAGCTACGAATTCATCAGCTTCAGAGACTAATGCTGCCTCAAGTGCTACTGATGCAGCTACTTCAGAAAGCAATGCAAGTACATCGGCTACTAGTGCGGCTACTTCAGCTGCTAGCGCATCAATAAGCGCTACTAACGCAGCCGCATCAGAAACAAACGCAGCAACTAGCGCAACCAACGCTGCCTCTAGTGAGTCTTCTTCAGCAACAAACGAATCTAATGCAGCCACTAGTGCTACTAACGCAGCTAACAGCGCAACAGCAGCGTCAACTAGTGAATCTAATGCTTTAACATATAAGAACGCTGCTGAGTTAGCTAAGACTTCCGCAGAAACCGCAGAAACTAATGCAGAAACCGCAGAAACTAATGCAGAGACAGCAGCAACTAATGCTGCCTCAAGTGCTACTGCCGCAGCTTCAAGTGCCTTAAGTGCCTCAAGCTCCGCAACAGCAGCGTCAAACACAGCCAGCTCAGTTACTAATAAAGTAGACGAACTTTTAGAGCTCTCATATTTAGCCGATTGGGGTCTAATAACAAATTCAGCTGGTCAATCTACAGATTATGGGAGTATCGTATAAATGGCTACACAAGTTAAACATCGCAGAGGTACTACCTCAGAACATTCTACGTTTATAGGCTCCGAAGCTGAGATCACTGTAGACACTACTAAGGATACTCTTGTAGTTCACGATGGTTCTACATCAGGTGGTCATGAATTAGCAAAGGCTGATGGTTCTAATATTTCCTTTGACGATAACGTCAAGGCTAAGTTTGGTGCATCTGATGATCTACAGATTTATCATGATGGTACGGCAGGTGCTAGTTACATTGATGACTCAGGAACAGGTAGGCTTTATATTCGTGGTAGTCGTGTAACTTTGCAAAAGTACACTGGCGAAACCATGATTGATGCCATTGCTGATGGCGCAGTAACTCTTTATCACGATAACAACTCACCCAAACTAGCCACCACTTCTACTGGCATAGACGTTACTGGCTC